ACCTTGTGTGCTACCACTTTTCAGTGTTCACAAGGCCTTAGGGGCATTGGGCGTTTCGGCTATCCCGCAGGAGTTTCGCGCTTGTGCCTAGGAAGGCAGCGCGGAAGCGATCGAGGGGCTTGCTCACGCGCCTCGAGCTCGCCCGCGAGCTTGGGTGCAACGCGCGGACGGTGGCCAAGTGGATCGAGGAAGGGCTACCGATTCACAGGCGCGGCCGCGGCGGACGAGCGTCGCTCTACAACCTCAAGGCGGCCCTCGAGTGGAAGGAGCAGCGCGATCAATCCTCCACCTCGGTCGGTGCCCTCGACCCAGCGCAGGAGCGGGCGCGCCGCGATCGAGGTCAGGCCCTACTTGCCGAGCAGCAGCTGCGCACCCGAGAACGCGAGCTGCTGCCGGCGGCCGAGGTCGAGAGGGTTTGGTCCGCCGAGGTGGCTGCCGTGAGGGCACAGGCGATGGCGATCCCGACGACGTACGCGGATCGAGTCTTCAGGGCGGCGACGCTGGAGGGTCTCGCCGGCGTTGAGCGCGAGCTGCGCGAGGCCGTCTATGGGATGCTGCGCGAGCTCACGGCCGGGCCCGCATCGAGGACGAGGGCGGCGTGAGTGTGGCTGAGGCGACAGGCAATCCGGCGGTCCTCGCGGTCCTCGCGGTGCTCGAGCGCGTGCGCGCCCTGTGGGCGCCGCCTCCCGTCCTCACGGTCTCTGAGTTCTGCGACAAGGAACTCGTCGTGACGACCGGTCCCCTGGCCGGCACGCATTGGCAGAGCGAGTTCGCTCCGTACCAGAAGGGGATCCTCAACGCCTTCGACGAGCCTGGCGTCGAAGAGGTCGTCGTCCGCGGCTCGAGCCAGTTCGGGAAGACCTCGATCGCCGTGGCCATCGTGTGCTTTCACATCAAGCACGACCCCTGTCCAATCCTGATCGTCGAGCCGACTGTCGACCCGATGGCCAAGGACTTCGCGAAGAACCGCCTTGATCCCATCATTGCCGCGAGCCCAGCGCTGAAGGAGTGCGTCTCCAAGAAGCGCGCGAAGGACTCGAGCAACACGACTCTCTCCAAGACGTTCCGGGGCGGCTCGCTCTCGATCGCCGGCGCCAACTCCGCGGCGTCGCTGGCCGCCCGCTCGATCCGGGTCCTGATGCTCGACGAGATCGACCGATACCCCGCAGAGCTGCCGGGCGAGGGCAGCACGATCAACATCGCGGTGAAGCGCACCGCGGCCTACCGCGGCCGCCGCCGGATCATGTACTTGTCGACGCCCACGCTCAAGGGTGGGCCGATCGACGCCCGGTACGAACGCGGTGACCGCCGGCACTACTTCGTGCCCTGTCCGCGTTGCACCACGCCGCACGTCTTCGAATGGAAGAACGTGCGCTGGGAGAACGACGACCCAGGGACCGCGCGTCTGTACTGTCCGCACTGCGACTACGCCATCGATGAGGCCGAGCGCGTGGCCATCCTCGGCCGCGGGGAGTGGCGCCCCGAGGTCGCCGAGCGTCCAGAACGATCGCTCGTGTCGTTCCACATCTGGGAGGCCTACTCGCCGTTCTCCTCGCTACGCGAGATCGTGTCCAGCTTCCTTCGCGCTCGCGCTGCGCAGAAGGCGGGCGACCGGGCCGAGATGCACACCTGGATCAACACCACGCTCGGCGAGCCCATCGAGCCCGACGCCGGCGAGGGCGTCGAGTCGAACACCCTCGTCATGCGCCGCGAGACGTACGAGGCGGCCGTCCCGACCGGGGCGTGCTGCCTGACGATGGGAGTCGACACGCAGGACGATCGCCTCGAACTGCTCGTCATCGGCTGGGGCCCGGGAGAGGAGTCGTGGATCGTCGATCGTCAGACGCTGCCGGGCAACACGGAACAGCCGGAGCCCTGGCAGATGCTCGACGAGATCCTCGACCACACGTACGAGCACGCCAGCGGGCAGCGGCTCTCGATCTCGGCGACCTGCATCGACTCGGCCGGGCACCGGACGACCATGGTCTACGACTACGCGTCGAAACTGGCCGCTCGCCGGGTGTACGCGACGATCGGCCGTGACGGCCAGCGTCCCATCGTGTCGTCACCGTCGCCGCGCAAGTGGGGCCGCCAGCAGCGCCAGGTGCCGCTCTACACGATCGGCGTCGACGCGGCGAAGGCGATCATCATGTCGCGCCTCGTGATCACCGAGAAGCGCGCGGGCTACATCCACCTGCCCAACGCCGAATGGGCGGACGAGGAGCTCGCAGCTCAGCTCACCAGCGAGCGCCTCATGACGAAGTTCACCAAGGGCGTCCCGGTCCAGACGTGGAAGAAGATCCGGCCGAGGAACGAGGCGCTCGACTGCGTCGTCCTCGCCCTGGCCGCGCTCAGGCTCTTACACCCCGACCTGCCGGCGATGGCCGCACGACTTGGGAATCCTCTCCCGCCGGCGCCGCCGCACGCGAAGCCCGAGCAGACCAAGGCATGGGTGAACCGCAGGGCTGGCGGTTGGTTCGGTGGTCACCGAAGAGGCGGGGGCTTTATCAAGTGACGCCGCGCAGTTGTAGTCAGATACGTAAGGGATCACATGCGGAAGTTACGCACCACACTCTAGAACGGGGTTGAGCACATGGCATGGACTCAGGCCGACGTCACAGCGCTCGAGAGCGCGATCTCGAAGGGTAGCGTCATCCAGTCGATGACTGTCGGGAGCCAGACCTTCACCTTCCGCAGCCTCGACGAGATGCGCCACCTGCTGGCCGACATGAAGCGCGAAGCCGCAGCGAGCGGCGAGTCCCGGACGCGGTACGCCGCGACCAGCAAGGGGCTGGGGAGCTGACCATGAACATCCTCGACAAGACAATCGGAGCGCTGGCGCCACGCTGGCAGCTCAAGCGCGAGCGGGCGCGGATGGCGATCGATCTGCTGCGGCGCCACTACTATGACGCGGCGACGAGCGGCCGGCGTACGCAAGGCTGGCGCCGCGTCATCGGCGACGCCAACACAGCGCTCGGCCCGAGCCTCAGCCGCCTGCGCGAGGCCGCGCGCGACCTGGTGCGCAACAACGCCATCGCCGACGGCGGGATACTCGACACCATCACAACGGACGCGGTGGGGTGGGGCATCGTGCCTGCGGCGAAGCACGAGGCCTTCCGCCGGTGGAGCGAGTCGATCGACTGCGACGCGGACGGGCGTCTCGACCTGGCCGGGCTGCAGGAGATGGTTCTGCGAACGGTCGTTGAGTCTGGCGAGGTCCTGGTCCGCCGCAGGTGGCGCCGGCCAGAGGACGGCTTCGCCCTACCGTTCCAGCTGCAGGTGCTTGAACCCGACTACCTCGACACCCTGAGGGACGCGGCGCTGGAGAATGGCGGGCGGATCATCCAGGGCGTCGAGTTCGACGCGCTCGGCGTGCGCGTGGCCTACTGGATCTTCCGTGAGCACCCCGGCTCGACACGCGCTGTGCTGGGCCGCAGCGTCATGAGCGGTTCGTCTCGCGTGCCCGCCAGCGAGATGCTCCACATCTTCAAGCCGGGCCGCGCTGGGCAGGTTCGCGCGCCGAGCTGGTTCGCATCAGCGCTCCTGAAGTTCCGGGACTTCGACGAGTTCGACGACGCCACGCTGATGAAGCAAAAGATCGCGGCGTGTCTGTCCGTCCTCACCTCCGACAGCGACGGCACCGCCGCTCCGCTGGGTTCGGTGACCGCGGATGCGCCCACCGTCGACGCGCTCGAGCCCGGCATGGTCCTGAACGCGCCACCCGGGAAGACCTTCGAAATCGTCCAGCCACCCCAGGCTCGCGACTATCCGGAGTACTCCAAGACCGTTCTGCGCACGCTCGGCCGCCCCTTCGGCATCACGTACGAAGCGATGACAGGGGACTACTCCCAGGTCAACTTCAGCTCGGCGCGCATGGCTCGCATCGGCTACTACTCGAAAGTCCAGCGCTGGCGCTGGCGGATCCTCGTGCTGCAGTTCCTCAACCCGGTTTGGCGTTGGGCCATGGAAGCCGCCGCTATTGCGGGCCTGCCGGTGGTCGAGTCCACAGAGTGGACGGCGCCGTCGCTGCCGATGATCGAGCCGGACAAGGAAGGTCTCGCAGCCAGCAGGAACGTGCGTTCGGGCGTGCAGACGCTCTCGGAAGTGATCCGCGAGCGAGGCTATTCACCGGAGCAGTTCTTGAAGGAGCTGGCCAACGACTTCTCCATTCTCGACGAACTCGGCCTGGTGCTCGACTGCGACCCGCGCCGTATGACGCAGGCCGGGCAGCTCCACGCGAACGTCAAGAGCCCGGTGGCCGAGGACCCGCCGCCACCACCGGAGCCGCCGGCGCCGGACGAAACGCCGGCTGGCGAGAAAAAGCCGGCACCGGAGGAGGGAGATCCCGCGGCCGACGATGAGACCGACGACGAGGACGCCCAGGCATGAGGGTCAACGTCATCTGTCGCAACCTCGACGCCGACAGGATCCTACCGCGGTTCGCGCGCTACCTGCGCGATGGGCTCGGCTGGTCTCTCACACCCGCCCCCGACGGCTTCGCGGATGTGCTCTACCTGATGGGGTACTTCGAAACACAGGTCTCCCCGGGCTGGGAGCAGCGCACGGTGGCATCCCTCTTCACGCATCGAGAGGAGCACCCGCCCGGGAGCCCAAAGGCGAAGCTCTTCGACGCGATCGCTCGCCGAGTCGATCTGCGGGTGACAATGAACAGGCTCTACGGCCGGAGCCTTGAGGCGTGCGGCCCGACGATTCAGCCGCCGTTGCCGGTGGAGCGCTTCCGCTTCGTCCCCTCCCCGCACCCGCGGCGCCGCCGGTCCGTTGTCGGCCTGGCCGGGTTCGCCTACAAGAACCACCGCAAGGGCGAGAGCTGGATCCGGCACGTCGTGCGGTCCACCCCGGACGTGGACTGGGTCGCCAGCGGCCGCGGCTGGCCGGTGCCGACGAAGGTCTACCCCTGGGCCGAGATGCCGCAGTTCTACCAGCACCTCGACGTCCTGGTGTGCCCGAGCCTGGTGGAGGGCGGGCCGATGCCGCCGCTCGAGGCCCTCGCGTGTGGCGTCACCGTGGTCATCCCGCGTGGCGTCGGCATCCTCGACGAGCTGCCCTCCCATCCCGGGATCGTGAGGTATCCGCGCGGTGATGCCGCGGGTTTGGTGCGCGCGCTCAAGCTTGCAACGACGCAGCCGACAGTCAACAGCGAGGCGCTGCGCGCGATCACCGAGCCGTTCACCGTAGAGGCCTGGTGTCGGGCGCACGCCGAGGGCTTTTCCCAACGCTTCGCCCAGGGGGAAGCGGCGTGACGCGCGGCCTCTACTGCGTCGCGTTCGGGGCCCCGGCTCGGGCGTGCGCGCTGCGCATGATGGAGAGCGCCAAGCGCCACATGCCCGACGTGCCCATCGCGCTGTGCGCAGCCTCGCCCATCGGTCCGGAGGACGTCCTCGTCTCGCAGCCCGACAGCGATGTCGGCGGCCGCCGCGCGAAGCTGCGGGCCTACGACCTGGCCCCGGCCGAGTGGGAGACCGTCGTCTATCTCGACGCGGATACCGAGATCGTCGCCCCGGTCTACACGCTCTTCCGCTGGCTCGAGTCGGGTTGGGAGTTCCTCATCTGCCGCGACGTCGGCGAGACGCTTCACAGCTTCCAGCGGCGGAACAACCTCGAGGAGTACGTCGAGCTCGAGAAGGCGGTCGGGACGCTCTGGGCCATGCAGTACAACGGCGGCGTCTGGGGCTTTCGCCGATGCCCAGCAGCCCGCGAGTTCCTCGAAGGCTGGCGCGCGGAGTGGGAGATCCACGCGCAGCGCGACCAGGGCGCTCTGATTCGCTCTCTGCACGCGCACCCCCTGCGGATGCTGATCCTCGGGAACGAGTGGAACACCTTCCCGAAGTTCACGCCGGACGTGAAGACGGCTGGCATCAACCACTACCCGGGAGACGCCAGGCGCTGGGCGGGGAAGCTCCCCGGACGGATCGATGGCCAGGCGGCGTGGGACGCCGTGAGTCGCCACCAGCGCCTCGCCCGCCTTTCGCATACCGCAGGAGGCCCACGGTGATCCCGATTCAGCTCGAGGCAGAGGCGGCGACCCTGACGCGCGAGCTCGCCCTCATGGGCGCGGCGCTGCCGCCGCTGCCGCGCGTCAAGCTGAAGGTGCTCGACTACCAGCTCGCGGCGCTGTGGCTGCTCGCGCGCCAGTACAACACGCAGGGCGCCCGGATCCTGGAGATCGGCACCGGGCACGGCGGCTCGGGGTACGTCATCTCGAATGCGGCCCCGCTCGCGCAGATCACATCACTCACGGCGGAGCCGCGCGAAGTAGCCGCCGCCGGCGAGTTGTGGCGCCGGCACGGCTGCCGCAACATCGCCGCGCAGGCCATCCGCTCGTGGGACTACCTGTCCCGGGCGTCCGACGCGGTCTACGACCTGGTCTTCGTCGATGGCGACCACAACCGCATCGCCCTGGATCTCCCGTGGTTTGAGCGGCTGCGGCCGGGCGGCTTGCTGCTCTGCCACGACTACTCGCCCCAGGACAGCCGGACGCCGAGCCGCATCGTCTACGAGGAACTCAACCGGATGGCCGCCGACCTCGGCCGACCGTTCGACGTCCGCCTGGTCGACGAGGGCAAGGTCGGCATGGTGGGCTTCTACCGGCGGGACGGCGAGACGCTGTGTTCGCGCCCCCAGATCATCGCGCCGCGCCTGGACAACCTAGGCGCCTGCGTCATCACCAGGGAGCTGACGAGGCAGGTTCAGCCCCCAGGCGTCCAGGTGATCGTCGCGGATGATTGGGCGCTCTCGTGGCGCCTGAACCTCTTCGTCGGCCGCGGCGCCCCGGTCCCGTGGGAGCTGCTCGGCGCAGGCTTCCGGATCCTTGAGCGGTGGGACGCCGCCGTCCCGTTCGCCAGCGAGCACGTGCTCGCCCAGGACGTCGGCACTTCCGAGGAGCGCGCCCTGACGGAAGAGGCGATCCTGGATCTGCGCGTGCCGATCCACGCGCCCGAGCAGCTCCTGTTCGTGGCGGCAACGGACGTAGGCCGCGCGCTCGTCAAGACCTGGCGGGAGGAATGCCAGCAAGGCCCGGACGAACGCCTCGCCTTCCTGCGCGCGCTGGCAACGGTGAAGCCTCGGCTCTGCGTCCTGCCCCGGCTGTGGCTCGCGTCCGCGGCCGAGCGCGAGGACTTTGCTGCGAACTACAAGAGCAAAGAGAAGAAGCGCCGCAAGCCGCTGTTCGGCAGCCGGAGGCCGCGAGCATGAGGCCGCTGCTCGCCGCCTGCTACTTCGGACCGGCGCAATTCGAGCGCATGGCGGCCGTGCTGCGTCACACGGCGCTGAAGCATTGCGCGGGGTGGGACGTGCGCGTCGAACGCATCACGCCGAGCACGCATCACAGCCCGTTCGGCGTGGCGTCCCACACCACGAACACCCAGAAGCTCGACTGGTGGGCCGAGGTTGTCGCGACGGCCTCGGACGCGCAACAGATCCTGCTGATCGATGGCGACACGATCGTCCTGCGTCCGCTGGACGAGATCTGGCTGCAGGCCTTCGACATCGCCTACACGATGCGCGAGCCTGACGCGCGCTACCCATTCAACGGCGGCGCGGTGTTCCTGCGCGTGAACGATCGCACGCGCCTATTCATGCGGGCCTGGCGTGACCAGAATCTACGCCTGCTCAGGAGCCCGGCCGAGCACCAGGTCTGGAAGAGGACGTATGGCGGCTGCAACCAGGCTGCGCTTGGATCGCTGCTCGAGCTGGGCACGGTGCGCGCCCTTCGAGTGGGACTCTTCGAGATCCCATGCGCCGAGTGGAACTGCGAGGACTCGTCATGGGCGCGAGAGCTGGCCGCGCCAGGGCAGGCCCGAGTGCTGCACATCAAGAGCCGGCTACGACACACAGTGTTTCGGCAGATGGGGGCGGATCGAGCGCTCGAGCCGCTGGCCCGGCTCTGGCGCGAGGCCGAGAAAGAGTCGAAACGATTGGAGGCGAAGAGCGCGTGATCAGGACTGGGGACCTCACGAACAACGCCGTCTCGTCTCGTTCCCTCGCGACGCGCCCGGCCACCGCGGGGGCGCGATGCGCATCAGCGCCGCGGCCAGCAGTGGTCGACATCGAGACCCACTCTGAGCCAAGCGTGTCCGTGGGCGAGCTCGCGCGCTACTGGCACGTCAGCACGCGGACGATCTACCGGGACATCTTCAAAGGCGCGCTTCCCGCGTTCCGGCTGCCTGGTGGTACCATGCGGGTCAAGACCACCGATGCCAGAACGTACGGCAGGCCTATCGAATGACTACATTTGAGGACCGCCAAGAAGCCCTGCGCCGCGAATGGTCGATCTTCAAGCGCGAGCTTCGCGTTCGGTGGACCGCCGTCAAGTTCAACCTTCGTTTGCGTCGTTGGTTCTGCGAGCGCTGCGGCCGGCGATACTTCCTCGACCGGCGGGAATGCGCGGATCCGGAGTGCCTTGGGACCGTTTATAGCGGTACGCCGTGACATCTGTGTACATCTGACGGGGTAACCCCTTCCCTTTCAGCATCGCACGTCCCAGACTGCGGGCATGGACCGTGCGTCCGCTTCTGCAAAGCTCGAAACGCTCCAGGTTCCGCCTCTCTCTCTCTCTGCAGCCTTCGTCCCGAAGTCCGTCAACGATGAGGCGCGCACCGTCGACCTGATCTTCTCGACGGGCGCGCCCGTCGAGCGCTACGACTGGAACACCGGAGCGCGCTACACCGAGAAGCTCGCGCTGAAGCCTGAGAACGTGCGCCTCGACCGCCTGAACGCTGGCGCCCCGCTGCTGAACGCGCACAGCGCCTACAGCCTGACCGACATCATCGGCGTCGTAGAGTCGGCGTCGGTGGTCGGCGGCAAGGGCCGCGCTACTGTCCGCTTCTCGACCCGCGCCGACGTCGAGCCAATCTACCAGGACGTGCGTAACGGGATCATTCGCGCCGTCAGCGTCGGCTACCGGGTGCATCGTTTCGAAGAGACCGTGGCCAGCAAAGCGGGCGCGTTGCCGATCAGGACGGCCACTGATTGGGAGCCCTACGAAATTTCGATGGTCCCAATGCCGGCCGACCCCGCCGCTACCACGCGCAGCAAGCCGGCAGACCTGAACACCTGCGTCATCGTGCGCAGTCTGGAGGATTCCATGTCCGAGAAGAACGAGACCCCCGAGGCTCCCAAGGCTGCCGAGACGACTCCGGCTCCCGAGCAGCGCGCACGTATCGCGTTCGCGCCGCCGTCGGCCGAGGAAGCGGCCCAGATCGCCCAGCGCGCGGAGCTCGAGCGCGGCCAGAAGATCCGCGTCATCGTTCGAGCCGCGAAGCTGGGCGAGCCCTTCGCGGATGAGCTGCTCGCCCGATCGCCCGCGCTCACGGAAGACCAGACCCGCAAGGTGGTGCTCGACGAGCTCGCGAAGCGCAGCGCCGAGCACGAGCCGGCGCCGGGTCGCGTGATCGTTGGCGAGGACGTGGCGGACAAGCGCCGACGCGGAATCGGCGCGGCGCTCACCGTCCGCGCCGGCGCCTCGGACCTGGTTCGCCGGGCCGCGAAGAAGCACCCGGACCACCCGGCGTTCGCCGGTCTGTCCCTGGAGCCCGGCGAGTTCCGCGGGATGTCTCTGCTGGAGATGGCGCGCGAAAGCCTGGAGCAGCGCGGCATCCGGACCCGCGGTCTCGACAAGATGGAGATCGCCCGCCAGTCGATCCTGTCCGTCCGCGCGAGCCTGATCGGCGCGCAGGGCACCAGCGACTTCGCGGTGGCGCTCGAGAACACGCTGCATAAGACGCTGCTCGCCGCCTACCTGATCACGCCCGACACGTGGCGGCGCTTCTGCGCGGTCGGCTCCCTGTCCGACTTCAAGCCGCATCCGCGCTATCGGATGGGCTACATGGGAGTCCTCGACGAAGTGAACGAGGCCGGCGAGTTCAAGAACAAGGCGGTGTCGGACGCCGTCAAGGAAAGCGTCACCGGCAAGACCAAGGGCAACATCATCTCGCTCACGCGGCAGGCCATCGTGAACGACGACATGGGGATCTTCAACCAGATCTCCGCCCAGGCTGGCCGCGCCGCAGCGCTGACGATCGAGTCCGACGTCTACGCCCTCCTCGCGCTCAACGGCGGTCTCGGGCCGGCGATGGGCGATGGCAAGACGATGTTCCACGCCGACCACGACAACATCGGCGAGGGTTCGGAGATCGGCGTCGCCGCTCTGGACGACGACCGCGTGTTGATGGCCGAGCAGATGGACCCGGCCGGCAACGAGTTCCTCAACATCCGCCCCGCCGTTCTCGTGCTCGGCGCCGGTCTCGAAGGCCTCGCGCGTGTCATCAACGAGTCGCAGTACGACGTTGACCAGAGCGCGAAGGCCGGTACGCGGAACAACATGACGCCGAACCGCGTACAGGGCCTGTTCCGCGACATCGTCGGCACCCCGCGTGTCACCGGCACGCGCCGCTACCTCTTCGCAGATCCGGCCGAAATGCCCTGCGTCGAAGTCGACTTCCTCGAGGGCAACCAGGAGCCGTTCCTGGAGATGCAGGATGGGTGGCGCATCGACGGCGTCGAGTGGAAGGTCCGCGAGGACTACGGCGTCGGCGCGGTCGAGTTCCGCGGCGCGGCGACGAACGCCGGCGTCGAGTCGACGTAGTCGGCCGCACGCGGCCAAGGGAAGCGACTGCACAAGGAGAGCTGAAAAATGGACAACTACATCCAGCCCGGTGACGTGGTCACCTTGACCGCGCCCGTCGGCGGCGTCGTGTCCGGGACGTTCTACCAGATCGGCCAGCTCGTCGTCTGCGCCTCTGGCAGCGTGGCCGTTGGCCTGCCCTTCGAAGGCGCGACGCACGGCGTCTTCACGGCGCCGAAGGCGTCTGGGCAGGTGTGGGCCGAGGGCGCGATCCTCTACTGGGACGATGCCGCGGGCAAGTTCACGACCGTCGCGGAGGGCAACCTCCGTTCCGGTTGTGCGGTGGCGGCGGCGGTGTCCTTGGCCACGACCGGCAGCGTGCGCCTGGATGGCATCGCGCGCGAGAACGAGGCCACGTAGGGCGGTAGGCAGGAGCATGTGGACATGGGATTCGTCGAAGCGGCCCTCGAGGCCATCCGCGCTGCGAACGAGTCCCTCGGCATGCTCGCGGAAGTAACCCACACCACCTGGCCTTCTCAGGACTCCATGGGGGCGCCCAAGGGCGCCCCTGTCGTTGTTGTGCTGAAGGCGTTCGTCGCCGAGGGCGAGCAGCAGCACAACGGCAAAGACGGCAAGCCGATGACTGTGACGGCGTGCCTCGTCTTCTTCCCGGAAGTCGAGGGAGAAGCGCCGCCGTCGTTCAAGCGGCAAGACGAGATCGTGCTCCCCTCGGGGCGAACGGGCGTGATCGTCGACATCGACGAGACGTACGTCGACCCCGCCGGGCATCCGGTGTTGAGGACTGTATGGCTCGGGTAGCCATCAGGTCCGCGATGACCGGCGACAAGGAGCTGCTCGCCAAGCTCACGAAGCTCGCAGGCGACAAGGGCATCCGCAAGCAAGCCCGCGTGGCTACGCTCGACTACGCCGAGGACCAGGTCGAGTACATGAAGGAAGACACACCGGTCAAGACGGGCGCCTTGCGCGACAGCGAGCACGCGAAGGTCGCCGTCAGCCCAAAGAAGGAAGACATCCGCATTGCCCTCATCGCCGGTGGAGCGACTGCGCCGTACGCTGCGCGCGTCAACGCCACCCACAAGACGAAGGGGCAGTTCATGGAGAAGCGCATCGCGGCAATGTCCGGGACAGCCGCGGTGGAGATCGCCAAGGGCATCGACCTCGAGCGCGCGGCAGAGGGCATGGCCTGATGACCGCCTACCTCGGCCTCATGCTCCAGCACGAGCCCTACTCGATCGGCAAGGACGGCACGCGCGAGCAGTACGTGGTCACCTTCATCGCGCACAAGCGCCCCTCGGCCACGTTCCTCCAGGAAGTCTTGGTGATGCTCGAGGACGCCGGAGTCGGCACGCGCGAGGTCGATCTTTTCGCCGGGGAAGACGTCGCCATCCCCGGGGGGGCTGGGCCATACCTGCTCGCCCTGGCTGGCGCCGGAGCGGGCCCGGTGGGCACGCACAACGCAGGCCCGGGCGCCTATCGGCGCCCGGGCCTGCGGCTCATCGTGACGGCCGGCACGGCGTCCGGAGCATCCGGCACAGCGCGGGCCATGGCGATGGCAGAGGCGTCGGTCGTCGCGCTCCTGGCGGTGCGGAATCAGGCGGTGTCAGCGTGAGCGGCCGCGAGCCGGACCTCCACTGGAAGGGCAGGCCCGTCTACCGGTGCCGCATATGTGGTCCCCGGTTTGAGCGGGTGGGGAACCTGAAGGCGGTCCTCAATCACGAGGCCGCGAACCACGCACCCGCGCCACCGAGGCTGCGGGAATCGCCCATCCTGGGCGCAGACGGGCAGCCGTTGGTAGTGAAGGAGGGGTAGGTCGATGGGTGACAATCAAGCGATCATCGGAACGGGGATCCTGCTGCAGGCGGGCGACGGCGCCACGCCGACCGAGCACTTCACGAGCACGGCCGAGCTCGTCAGCCTGAAGCCGAACCAGCTCTCGCGGAACGAGGTCGACGTCTCGGTTCACAACCGCGGCCGCGAGCAGAAGATCCTCGGCATGCTGCGTACCGGCCAGGTCACCGGCATGCTGAACTGGCTGCCGCGGGATCCGACGCAGAACACCAAGACGGGCATGCTGGCGGATCTGATCGCCAACACCTGGCGAAACTACCGCATCCTCGTGCCGCCCGCAGAGGACAACCCGGAAGATCAGGTCACGTGTGAGTTCTACGGGGCCGTCCAGCTCTTCGACCCGCAGGAAGTCACGGTGGACTCGCCGATGCAGGTGGCGTTCGCCCTGACGATCGACCTGTCGACGTTCGAGATCATCGGCGACGAAGAGGAAACCTAGTCGTTTGCGTTCGGCCCTCGGCCGAAGAAAGGACGTGGACTCATGACGGAACAGGGCCAGGCCCCCGCGCCGGCCGCCAACTTCTGTCCGCTGACGCTGTCGGATCTGGAGTCCCTGAAGGATGAGCGCGTTGTGCCCGTCGTCGTTCCTCAGTGGCAGCGCGTGGTCTACCTGCGCTCTCTGCCGGCAGATCAAGGCCTGGCGCTCTCTGAAACCCTGAGCGCCCTGCCCAAGGAGAAGAGCGTCGAAGCGCTCTTCTTGCTGCTCGCCGAGTGCATCTCCACACCAGAGGGCGCGCAGTTCTTCACCGATCCCGCGCAGGCACGCGCGTGGCTGGGAGCCCGGGACATAGACGTGCTTCTGCGCCTCAAGGAAGAGGCGATGAAGCTCCTGGCCTGGGACGACAAGACGGGCGGCGCCCTAAAAAACGCATCAGGCGGAGCGGTGGCCGCTGCTTCGCCTATCGCCTAGCGCTGCATCTCGGGCACGTCGACGTCGAACGGATGCTCGGCCTCATCACCGTTCGACAGTTTGAGGAGTGGCGAGCCTATGCGGACATCGAGCCATTCGACGAAGAGCGCGCCGACCTTCGCGCCGCTCAGATCGTCCGCGAGCTGCGCGACATGCCGGGCCGCAGGCGCCAGCCGCGCTCCAAGCTCAGGGACTGTGCGCTCGTCATCCAACAGGCTCCCGCAACGATCGACCCCAAGGCGGCGCGTCGTGGGATCGTGCAAAGCCTGAGGTTGCTTGGAGAAATGGGCAAGGCCGCCCGTGCCAAAGCCGCGCGAAAGAAGGAGCGGAAGGGCCAGTCGTCGTCGGCGCCGATCATGGGACTCGAGAAGAAGGCGCGGACGGTCAAGGCGCCGCCCGGGCGCCACCCCGCCAGAGGAAAGCTCTAGATGAGCGCTATCGACATCGGCGAACTCCGCGCGCTGCTGACGCTCCAGGACAACTTCTCTGGTCCGCTCGCCGGGGCGGAAAAGCAAATGGGGATCTTCAGCGGGGCTTTCGGGGCGATCACCGCCGGGGCGGGCCTCTTCGTCGCAGGCGTCACCGCCGCCGCGGCCGCCACGATCGCCCTCGGCTCGCACGGCTCCGACGTACAGGACGTTCGCGAAGCCTTCGCCGATCTAACCGCCGAAGCCGGATCGACAGCGGATGTCATGCTCGGCGCCTTGCGTGCGGGCACGGTCGGCGCCATCTCCGACTTCGACCTAATGAAGATGGCGACCAAGACCCTCGGCGGCCACCTCGTTACGAGCGCCGAGGACATGAAGACTCTGGCGGGTGGTGCCCGCGAGCTGGCCAAGGCGACCGGCACAGACACGGCCGAAGCGTTTCAGTCGCTTACGAAGGCGATGGCAACCGGCAGGACGACCGGACTCGCCGCCAAGGGCTTGTTCGTCGACACCGCCGCGGCCACTCAGCAGTACGCGAACAGCTTGGGTGTCAGCGCCAGCGAGCTGACCAAGCACCAGAAGGCCGCCGCTGGTGCGGAGGCCATCCTCGCTGCCCTCCGCGACAGGTTCAAGGATACCGCCCCGGCCGATTTCGGCGAGCTCGTCGGGCGGATCACGGCCCAGGTGACCAACTTCACCGACTCTCTCTCTGTGGGGGTCGCTCGGTCTCCCGTCCTCACCTCCGGGCTCAAGGCTGCCGGCGATGCGATAGAAAAGTGCTTCGGAGCGAAAGGACAGGGCGCCATCTCTGATGTCGTTGGGCTGATCCAACAGGCCGCGATCTGGACCACCAAACTGGCGTCAGTGGCGCTTACCGCGGCCGATCTGCTGCACACGGGCTTCTATGCGGCGCAGGTGGCAGTCCATGCGTTGGTCGGCGGGCTGGTAGACGGCGTTTCGTCGGCGTTCAAGTTCTTTGCTGGGATAGCCGACAGCGCGAGCATTCTCCCGGTCGTCGGCGACAAGATGAAGGACCTGGCGAACGGGCTGCGAGGCGGCGCGATGACGGCCGACCTCATGAGCAAGGGTTTCGAACAGCTCCAGCTCAGGGCGATGGACAGCGCCGACGCCACCGGCCGGGGCTACGGCAAGGTCAAGGCGGTGATCGACGCCGCTCACGACGCCATGGTCAAGGCGAGCACGGCGCAGGACGGAGCCACGGAGGCCGTGAAGCGCCACGGCGCCGCCACTGCCGAGGTAGCCACCGCAGCAACGGCAGACCTGCAGAAGATCGCCGAGGCGCACCAGAAGCTCGAGGACGACATCTCGCTGATCGGGACGGTTGGCATCGAGCGACGCATGCTGGAGAACGAGATCGCCCAGCAGCGGGAACTCGACAACCTGTCGAAGCTCAAGGGTCTGTCCGTCGATCAGTACGACGAGATGGCCAACCTGATCAGCGAGAAATACACCAAAATCGCCGCAGGTGCGAAGCTCGGCGCAGACCAGATCCGCGACACGACGAAGAAGCTGACCGAGGACATTGCCCTCGCGCGGACGACCGGCCTCGAGCAAGAGCTGATGCAGATCGAGTTCGCCCGGCAGACGGAACTCGATGGCCTGGCCAACCTCGCGGCCAACTACGGGGCGCAGTACACGGCGATCGTTGCCTTGGTCAACGAGAAATACGCCCAGATGGCCGCGGCGGCGCAGGGCCAGGGTCTCACCGTCCAGCAGATGGCTGGCGCGGCAGGCTTCAAGAGCCGCGATGAGCTGAACCAGACGGCCGAGACTGCCGAGGCCACGTACCAGCAGATGCTTGCGAGTGGCCAATACACCGACGACGAACTCGCAAAGGCCAAGGAGAAGTCGGAGGAGGCCCAGCGCGCCGCCATGGGTGAGACGGTCAAGTATGCGTATTCGGCCGGCGCCGCGCTACTGACCGGCGCGTCGCAGGTGCTCAGCGTGCTGGGCCAGAAGAACAAGACGGCCGCCATTGCGGGCGCGATCATCGACACCTACATGGCCGTTGCCAAGTCCATCGCCTCCGCTCCCTGGCCGTTCAGCCTCGCCCTGGCCGCTGGCGCCCTGGCTGCTGGCATGGCGAACGTCTCCAAGATCAAATCCGCGCCGTCCGGCGGCTATGAAGTGGGCACGCCCGGCACGCACTTCCTGGACTTCGGGCGTGGGACGAGCACGACACTTCACGGCCAGGAGGCAGTTGTCACGAAGTCCCAGGGCGAAAGCCTCGCCGGCATGCTGATGGACGCTGTCGAGGGCGGCGGCGGCCGCTCCGAGGCAATCCACGTGCACGTTCATATCGATGGCCGTGAGGCGGCCCAGGCGATCGTGCCCCACATTCCGCGCGTCCTGGCCAGGGCCGGAGTGGGTGGGTAGCCCGTGGCGATCGAGATCCTCGTCGGCGGAGTGAACGTCAGCGCCAAGCGCTTCGCCGGCTCCTCACTGCGCTGGAACGACCAGGTCAACGGCCGCGGGACACTGAGCATCACGTTCACCGACGCGTTCGGCGGCTTCCGCCCGATCGACGGCCAGGAGCTGCTCGTCGTCCGGGACGACCCGGCCCAGATGTTCACCTCGGACGCTGACGCCGCGCAGATCCTCACCGCCGACGGCGTCGAGATCCTGACGGGCGCGCAGCGGCTCTTTGGTGGCGTCCTCCAGGAGCCGCAGGAGTACGAGGAATGCGGCACGGAGTCGGAGGAAGACGGCGTGACGCGAGAGGCGCAGCTGTTCTTCGACTGTTCGGCCGTCGACTTCTCCTCCATCTGTGACCGCCGCACGGTCACCCGGATCTACGAGCAGATGAGCGTCGACGACATCGTCCGCGACATCGTGAAACTCGACCTCTCGGGCGAGCGGATCACGACGCAAGAGGTGGCGGACGGCCCAGTCATCGAGAAGGCCGTCTTCGCCGACGTCTCGGTCACCGAGGCCTTCAACGACCTGGCCGAACTCACCGGGTACTCCTGGAGGATCGACCAGTACAAGGGCCTCTCCTTCCGTCCTCGCGCGTCGGAGGTCTCCGAGTTGCCGTTCGATGGCGACACGATGCTGGCCGGGACGATCCGCGTCCGGCGTGATCGCCAGAAGTACCGGAACACGCAGATCGTCCGCGCGGGCACGGACCTGACAGATCCGCGCACAGAGACGCTCGTCGGCGATGGCCTGCGGCGCGTGTTCCCGACGTCCTTCCCGCTGGGCTCCGAGCCGACGATCGAGGAGAGCCGCGCCGGCGGCGCGTGGGTCGAGAAGACGGTCGGGATCCTGGGCGTTGACGTCGGCACCGATTGGTTTTGGAACGCCGGCCAGGCGCAGGTGTCACAGGCGGACGCCGGCGTCGTGCTCATCGCCCCGACCACACCCGCCGATCCGACGACCGGCGATCGCGTCCGGGTGACCTACCAGGGCACCTTCCCGGTCAAGACCCAGTATCAGGACCTGGGCGAGATCGCGGCTCGCCGGGCGATCGAGGGCGGCTCGGGCATCTACACGGCCGTCGAGAGCCGGCCCCAGATCAACTCGGCCGCATCCGCGCTCGAGACGGCCGTCGCGCTGATCGCACGCTACGGGCACATCGGGACCGTCGTGAACGGCCGCTCCCGCGCCGGAATCTTCACCCCCGGGCAGATCGTGACGGTCGACCTGCCGCGCCACCAGATCCGCGGCGAGGAGATGCTGATCGATTCCGTCGACGCGGAGTTCGTCGACGAGACGGGAGAGGTCTGGTACACGGTCCAGGCGATGTCCGGCGACCCATTCGGGGGCTGGCAGGACTACTTCCGCCGGCTGCTGCAGGGCGGCCGCGCGCTGGTGGTCGGGCGTGAGGGCGAGATCCTCGTGCTCACCCGCGCAGCGACGGAGACGGTGGAGTGCTCGGACGCGATCGACGTCGACACCATGGGCCCCGAGAACAGAATCGGGATCATGGCGATCGGGACAGGAGAAATCGGCGCATGAAAGCTCGGAACATGAAGGCAACGATCCGGGCCCGCGTGAACGTCTGCGTCGAGACGGCCGACGCTCGCACGGGCCGGGTGCTGTCCCGTGCCTGGCGCCACAACCTCGTGGTCGACGCGGGCCTCGACCTTCTTCGCGATCTGGTCTACGGCGACGTCGGGACCCTGACCCATGGCGCAGTTGGCACCGCCGTGACGGCGCCAGCGGCGGGCGACGTCGCCTTGGGCGCCGAAGTGTTCCGCGATCTGATCAGCCAGCGGACCAAACAGACCGCCGGCATGCTGGTCAAGTTCGTGGTCGGGAGCCAGTCCGGGAACGGCCTGATCTTCCGTGAGGCGGGGCTTTTCACCGCTGCGTCGGGCGGCACGATGTACGCCCGCGTGGTTACGGAAGAGGTCGCGAAGACGGATGCAGTTCTGGTGATCTACACATGGACCCTCAGCTTCGGGGCGGCCTGATGCGGACCACCCCTGTCGTGGATGATCGCCGCATGAACGATCAGCCGACCGGCATAGTGCGGGTGCCATGGCGACACGGCACCGTCGTCTCTGCCAAGCCCGCGCCCGCCGAGCCTCGTTCGAAGCGTGCCGAGCTGTGCGCGCTGAAGGCGAAACAGATCACGCAGGACATCGAGCAGCTCGACGCGACAGGCAAGGAACTCGCCAAGCCAATCCCGCCACCACTGCGGGATCTCGTCGACGGAAAGGTCCAGAAGTCCGAGACCTCCGCGAGCGCGTCCCGCGTCAAGGCCGCTCAGCAGAAGCGGGAGGCTATCGATCGACAGGTGGCGTTCCAGCGCCGCCGCCTCGCTTGGCTGTCCGGCATTGCCGCGGGGAAGGATGCGGCCCTCGAGGCACGCATGCGCAAGCTCGAGGCACAGCTCGCGCCCACAGAGCGGGCCTACATGGACGTGGGTCTACCGGAGCGTTTGGCTGGCGATCAGCGCCTTCTTGATCTCCTGGGCGAGCTCGCCCTGTTGCGCTTTGCCTTGGAGGTGCGCTGATGCCGAAATACACGCCCCTGGCCCTGATATTTGGTGACACCTTCAGCTCCGGCCGGGCTGCCACATTCGAGACGCAGTACAAGCTGGCGAAGGAGCGCACGCGGCCGCTGGGGGGGATCCCGGACGTCGGTGTGACGAGCGTGACCTACATCGACGCTCCGGGGGCCATTGTCGTGCGGCTCGTTGAGGCCGCCACGGTGAAGGTTCACGCGATGGGATTCGTCAGCGGAGGCACGGGCAGCCTTCAGCTCTGGGACATTGGTGCTGCCGCGGCGGTCGCCGGCTCGGAGGACACGTTCACGGAGACGAGTCCGACGCTGCAGGTCGGTGCCGAGCTCGAGCTCGCCGCGGGCGACTACAAGCTGCAGGTCAAGATCAGCGCCGCCCCGCAGAATGCCGTGGTCTACGGCGCAGCTTTGGTCACACAGTAGGAGGAGCGCATGAAACGACGCACTGGTCTCTTTCTGATGGCCGGATTTCTGCTGGTGCTCGCTGCGGCCGTGTGGGGGCAAAGCCGGAAGTACTACTTCAACGAGGTTGGCTACATCTTCCCGGCCGCCCAGGGATCCGCCGGCAACGTCCTGACCAACGACGGATCCGGGAACCTGTCATGGGCGGCCGTGCCCACTTCGGAGGGGCTCTGGTCCGGAGCTGTGATCATGTCGACGACAGGCTGTCCTACCGGCTGGACTCGCCTTTCTGCCGCAGACAACCGCGTGCTCCGTGGGGCGAGTTCTGCAGGAGCGACTGGGGGGGCCGACACGCACACGCACACGATGAGCGGAACCTCGGGATCGCAGAGCGTCTCGATCAGCGGGGACACGGACACCTCGAGTGTGTCGATCAGCGGGGCCACGGGCAGCACGAGCATCAGCCATACTCACAGTCTCACGACGACGACGACATATGTTGGGGCCGGTGGCTACGAGGTCATCCAGTCGGCGTCCGCCGACAGCACAGACCCCGCCCATGCCCACACATCAGGAAGCCTCGCCGGAGGCAGTCACAGCCACTCGTCAGGCACGCTCGGAGCATCCAGCCACAGCCACGCGGCGGGGAGCCTGTCGCCCGCCACTGTCTCCAACCTTCCCGCCTACTATGCGGTCATCCTATGTGCGAAAAACTGAGGCTGGCGCGCCCGTTTCTTCTGCTCGCGCTGACGCTCTTCTGTGGGCTGGTGTGTGCCGCGGATGTCGTGTATTACATCAACGGCGTGCGGTACGCGTTCCCGGCCACCCAGGGCGACGCCGATCGGATTCTCACCAACGACGGCAGCGGAAACCTCTCCTGGTCGGTCGCGCCCTCGGCGGAGGGGATCGTTCCCGGGATGATCGTGCTCTCGACGGTCGCCTGCCCGGCCGGATGGACGCGCGTTTCCGCAGCAGACGATCGCGCCTTCCGCGGCTCGGCCGCTTACGGCGGCACCGGCGGACTCGATACGCACTCGCACAGCGTGAGCGGCGTGCTGTCGGCGCAGAGCCTCAGCATGACCGGGAGCGTTGGTAGCGCCGCGGTGTCGATCACAGGAAGCACGGGCGTGATGAGCATCGCCCACACCCACGACATCACGTCCACACGGCGCGGGGCTGCCGGCTCTTTTGATGAGCAGCCTTTGGAGAGAATAGCGGTGAACAGCTCAAACCCGAGCCACAGTCACGACGTCGGGAGCTTGGCCGGAGACGCTCACACGCACGGAACGGGGAGCCTTAGCGGGGCCTCGCACGGGCACAGCTATGGCTCGTATGCGCTGGTCAGCGAGAGCAACCTGCCCGCCTATATCACGATCATCGCGTGTCGGAAGGACTGAACCATGGCCGATCCCATCCAGGTCACAAACTCCGCGCTCCAGCTCGACGGGAAGACTCTCGTCACCGCCGAGGACTACCAGGCGATCGGCGGGCAGAAGACCTTCGAGCGCGCTCCTGACCCGCCCTTCGAGGTCGAGGTCGGTAGCGCCAAGGTCGCACACCTCGATGCTGACCTGCTCGACGGGGAGGAAGGCAGCCTGTATCACGACGCCAGCAACCTCGACTCCGGAACTGTCCCGTCCGCGCGCTTTCCTGCGGTCCTGCCAGCAGTGTCGGGCGAGAACCTAACCAACCTCGACGCAGCGAACCTCACCGGCGTCATCCCTGGCAGCGCAGTGCCGGACCCTTTGCCTGCAGTTTCGGGCGCCGCCCTGACATCTCTTCCCGCGGCAAATCTCACAGGAAGCGTCCCGTCTGATTCCTTGACATCGGTTCCGGCGGCGAGCCTTACTGGCACTGTGGCCGACGCACGCTTTCCAGCCACGTTGCCGGCAGTCTCCGGGGCGTCGCTGACGCATGTCTCCCGCCTGGTCGGGAGCGCCTATTCCAACGCGGCGACGAGCGGAACTGGAGAGACCGACCTGCACCAGTTCACGCTGGCGGCCGGAGCCCTCAACATCGGGGACTGTCTGATCGTCCGCGCGTGGGGCGACACCGACGCCAACACCAACAACAAGACGATCAAGGTGTACGCTGGCGGGCTCTACCTGAATTTGGTGGCGGGTGCTAGCGCGTCCCAGTGGTATGTCGAGGCGGTGATCATTCGTACCGGAGAGGCGACAGCGATGATCGCCGGGGTACGCATCCTCAATTCCGCTACGTCCGTGCCCACATACGTCACGGGCGCAGTCACCTGGAGCGGGGCAGTCGTGATCAAGACGACCGGGCAGAACGCCACCAGCGGCCTATTCACGCAGCGGGGAATGGTCGTCGAGCGAGTCGCGTAGCCGCTCACTGCGCCATGTCGTCGCGGGACGGGTGACCCTTCATGAGGGCGGAGCCGTCGTTGTCGTGGATGCCCACCTGGTGGAGCAACTCGTGCGCGATCACGCGGCCGAGCCAGCGCGTGTACGCGCGCCCGCCCGAATCCTGGCGGATGCAGCGTGGGTAGATCGCCGCGTTGCTCTGGTAGCTCGCGCCGTACGCGCTGAGGCATTCCAGGGCTGCCGGCGTCACCACGTTGTTGAGGCCTTCCCAATCGATCCGGTAGCGGGGGACGAACACGACGACGTGCTCGCAGCCGGCGAGACCGTCCGGTGTCAGCTCGACGTCGCGCCACTGCGAGATGGAGGTTCGTCCATCTTTCGCTATCGCAGCAGCCGCAAGGGCTTCAATCTGAGCAAGTTCGCCAGTCTTGAGCATTCCAGTCGGGTCGGCGATGCAGACCGTCAGGGACTGCCTGGAAATGGACCCTGCGATGGCCCCGGCCTGCGATGCGGCCGGCTCAGTTGCGGGGCCAGGCTGTAAGTTGTTGACTGTGTTGGCGACCCTGGAGGGATTCGAACCCTCGATCCTCACCTTGAAAGAGCCTTCTTGTGCACTTGCCGTCATCCCGGCCGCGAGCGCAAGTGCCGTCCCTGCTACCGCGAAACCGCTCAGATTCAAGTGCATAACCGCCTCCCTCACTACTAATATAGGCACCCTCCCCACCGTTGTCAACAAGAATCGCACTAGGCCCGAGACTGGCCCCCGTGGTAGGATGTGACGTCGCGATCCGGGGCCAGAAGCGGGGCCAGCGGGATCGCCCAGAAGGCCCGCTCCGATGCGCTACCGCCTCGACGCTGAGACAATCGCCTCCCTCCCGACCGATCACCGCCGGGACTTCGCCGACGAGGCCTGTAGGGGCCTGTACGTGCGGGTCACGACGGCGGGCCATCGGAGCTGGTGCGTGGTCTACTGGCAGAACGGGCGGAAGCGCCGGTATCTTCTGGGTGATTGCGACCGAGTGACCCCAGCCCAGGCTCGCGCGGCCGCGCGTAAGGAACTCGCTCGAGCCGCCCTCGGCGCGGATCCGCAGGCCGAGCGGGTTGC